AGGAGAAAGAATATGGACGAGAAACAATTTTATATCGGCGTATTACAATTAATCGACATCTCTTCAAAAAGAGGTTGTTGGGAAGGTTCTGAATTGGGAGCAGTAGCACAAATCAGAAACGAAGTAGTAGAGAAACTCAAAGGCTTCAACGAAGAAGTTCAGGAAAACGTAGAAGAAATTAAGGAAGAAGAATAATGGAATATTTAGTAGGTTTAGTAGTATTTGTTCTAGTAGTAGGCGGTTTAGTATGGAAATACAAGCCAGAATGCGTAGAATGGGTAAAATCAAAAGTAAACAAAAAAGTTTTAAAAAAACGTAAAAAATAATGGCAAGAAAAACTGCAGCAGATGTACATTTAGAATTATCAGTTCACGAAAAAGAGTGTGCTGAAAGATGGAAAACTGCTTTTAATAAGTTTGAAGATATTGAAGGCAACATCAAAGATCTAGAAAATAAAATTAGTAGCGGTCTAACAACTGTTACGATTTTGCTTGTAGGTCTGCTTTGTAGTATTGTAGCATTAATAATAGAGGCTACATTAACATGATGATAAGAACAATGGATTTCAAAGATACCGATATGAATGGTATTGATGATAGAGATCAGCCAAACTTCTCAGGTCCAAGTCAAAACTATCTAGATCAACAAGAACGAGCTCGTAATTTGTTGAATCCAAATTTAAGGCAAGTAGGCAATAATCCACCTCGAGTGCCATTTGAGCCTATTAGAAGAAATCCAAGCCCTTTCGGCAATAATCTAAGTATGGGTCGATTTGGCGGTTATAATCAGCCTCAACCTTTTATGGGTGGCTTTGGCATGCCTCAAATGGGTTATGGTGGTGGCTTTGGCTACGGTATGCCACAAATGCCATTTATGGGTGGTTTTGGTGGCTACGGAGGCGGTTTTGGTATGCAACAAAGAATGCCACAAATGGGGTACGGCGGCTTTGGTGGCTTCGGTATGCCTCAAATGGGCGGATATGGTAATCCATTTGGTCAGTCATTTTATGGTGGTTTGGGATCTTTTATGGGTCAACCATCTTTTCCACAACAAGGTATGCCAAAACAATCTTATGATAGGTTTGGTATGCCAGTACACCAAGGTCCTATAATGGCTAATGAACAGCTTAGACCTACAGGACCAGTTATGCAAATGCGACCTGAGTTTATTACAAACAATAAATGAATATAGCAAATCAATTAGAAGGCAAAACCAGACACATGTTAAAAAAACATGAAGGTTTTGTTTCTCACGTATACGAAGATTCCACACCAGAAAAATACCTAACAATAGGTTATGGTCGTTTAGTTGACGAAAGGCTTGGCGGCGGTATTAGTGAAGAAGAAGCAGATTATCTACTGCTTAACGATATTAAAAATTGCATCAATATCTTAAAAAAACAAATAGAAGTATTTGAAGAATTATCAGAAAACAGACAAATAGTACTAATCAATATGTATTTCAACTTAGGCAATAGATTGTTTAAATTTAAAAACATGTTGGCTGCTTTGCATATGAAAGACTTTGACGAAGTAGCGGTACAAATGCTTGATAGCAAATGGGCTCAACAAGTAAAAGGCAGATCTCACGAATTAGCTGAGATGATGAAAGAAGATAAATATACCGTATAGGAGGTAAATATGCCGCCCAGTCAAAAGATTGGACGAGCAGGAGAGTATCTAGCGGCTAGTTATTTAATACGCCAACTGGATGAAATATTTGAGTCATCTCCTGCCTCCCGTTACGATTTCCTTGCTATATTCGACGACAATCCTTATAAAATACAAGTCAAAACAACCGCTGCTAAATTTGATCACCACTCTTCCGATTGGGTCAGATGGGATATTAATAAAAAAGTAAATAAGAAAAAAAAGACGTATTCAGCTGAAGAAGTCGATATATTTGCTTTTGTTTACCTACCCTTAAATATAGTAGAATTTATACCTAATTATAAACTAGGAAAAACCTACCAGAAAAAGGTAGAATATTTAGAAGAAGTCGACACACTAAAGTCTTTACGGCGTGCGATAACAATATTAGATGAACTAAGATAATGGCCATACAAAAATACATATTTAGACCAGGAATAGTAAGAGAAGGAACCGCTTACGATAACGAAGGCGGTTGGTTTGATTGCAATTTGATTAGATTCAATTACGGACGTGTAGAAAAAATAGGTGGCTGGGTTAAAGAAAATGCCGCTAGTTTTGAAGGAACAGGCCGTCATTTACACAACTGGGTGTTATTAGATGGTACACAAGAATTGGGTATTGGTACCAACGAAAAATATTACATATTAGAAGGCAATTCTTTTAACGATATTACGCCAATTAGAAGAACAACAACTGCAGGTTTGGTAACATTTTCAGCTACAGATGGCTCATCTACTATAACAGTAACAGACAACAGCAACGGTTCGGTTGTCAATGATTGGGTAACATTTAGTGGCGCAGCTTCTTTAGGCGGCAATATTACTGCTACTGTTTTAAATCAAGAATATCAAATAGCCTCTATTGTAGATGCCAATACTTACACCATAACGGCTAAAGATACAGGCGGCAGTACTGTAACGGCTAACGCTTCAGATACAGGAAATGGCGGCGCATCAGTCGTTGGTACTTATCAAATAAATACTGGTCTTAATACTTATCTAACTAGTACAGGTTGGAGTGTTGGTACTTGGGGTTCTGGACCATTTGGTTCAGTTACAGGCTTAACCTTTACTAACCAGCTTAGACTTTGGTCAGCCGACAACTTTGGTGAAGATCTAATAATTAACCCTAGAAACGGTTCTATATTTTACTGGGATGCCACAAGTGGTGTGGCTACAAGAGCTGTACAGTTAAGCCTTAAGTCTGGTGCCAATCAAGTGCCGACAGTAGGTTTGCAAACTTTAGTTAGTGAAACCGATAGACACGTAATTGTGTTTGGTGCCGATCCTTTGTCTGGTGGTGTTAGAACAGGAACAAGTGATCCGATGTTAATTGCCTTTAGTGATCAAGAAAACGAACTAGACTTTGAGCCTACAATTGAAAATACCGCAGGTAGTTTGAGATTGTCTGAAGGCAGTATTATTGTTGGTGCTGTTAAATCAAGACAAGAAATACTGGTATGGACCGATACGGCTATTTATTCGATGCAGTTTATTGGGCCGCCTCTAACATTTAACGTTAGCCTAATTAATAAGGGTACTGGTCTTATAGGACCAAATGCTGCAATTACAGCGCCAGCTGGTGTTTATTGGATGGGGTACGATAGTTTTTATGTTTACAACGGTTCTGTCCAAAAAGTGCCTTGCCCAATACAAAGTTACATTTTTGACGACTTAGAAATCAATCAAGCTTTCCAATTTTTTGCTTTTACTAATAATGAATTTAACGAGGTAGGTTGGTTCTACTGTTCTAGCGGCAACACCAGTATAGATAGATACGTTGTTTATAACTATCAAGAAAATGCTTGGTCATACGGACAATTAAGCCGTACTGCTTGGTTGGATAGAAATATTGTGAACTATCCAAGAGCAACAGGCGGTAATTACTTGTATCAACATGAATTTGGCTATAACGATGATGGTAGTCCGATGACTAACGTATTTATTGAATCTTCCGATATAGATATAGGAGATGGCGAACAATTTACTTTCTTGGGGAAAGTTATACCCGACATACGTTTTACCAACAATAGCGCTGATGGCAAAATAAATTTTGTGTTAAAAACAAGAGATTATCCAGGCGACACACTAACAACTGCCAGCACCAATCAAATGGGTGCAACAACGCAACAGATATTTACTAGAGAAAGATCACGTCAGTTTGTTGTTAGACTGGAATCAGATGACGATGCAGCTAACAGCGGTAATGATGATGTCGGCTGGAGATTAGGAGCTACTAGGTTAGATATCCGTCCAGACGGCAGAAGATAATGGCAAAGCTTTTAAATACTAGACTACCACTAGCTTCAGGCAACCAAGTAACGGTTGATTTGTTTAACCGTTTAGTTAGAGTGCTTGAATTAAATTTAAGTGGTTTTGATCCTACAATTACGCTACAATTAACTACAGCAGAACGTGATCAAGCCAAATTAGAAGCTGGCACGCTAATATTCAATACAACTACGGAAGTATTGCAAGTGTTCGACGGAACACAATTTATAGATTTGACTACTCATCGCACCTATTTGACAGGGCAAAGCGGTACAAGTAGTCTAGGAAGTGTAACAGTTACAACAAGTTAATATGGCGACGATATTTGAAAAGTTTGGCAAAAAGAAATTCGGTAAAAAAGGCTTAGGCAAAGTAGGCGATATTTGGAACAAAAAGGTAAAACCTGTTGTTAATAGTGTCGCTAAAGTAGCTAAGTTTATCCCAGGACCTTGGCAAGCATTAGCTATTGCTTACGATATGGGTCGAGTTGGTAGCAACGTCGCATTAGGCAAACAAGATCCCCTAGCATTATTAAGAAATATAGCGCAAACATATGCTTTTACCAATTTCAATTTTAAAGAAGGTTTAAATCAAACTGATTATGGTCGCTTTGGGGGCAGGACAAGAGAAGGTCTTGAAAGTTTATTTGGTGGTGGCGAAGGTGCTGCTCAGGCAGGTGAAAGCGTAACCGAAATAGCAAAAACACAAGGATATGAGCCTGTTCCTGGTATACCAAATACTTTTATCAAAGATGGAGTTGTGGTTTCAGGAGATGAATTATTAGCCGAAACAGCAAAGTCTGGATTTAGCTTAGGTAGTTTTTTTTCAGGACTAGGTGATGATAAGCCAGGATTTGGTTTTGGTGACATCCTTGCTGGTGGTGGAAAGATTTTTGATTTTTTAGGAAAAGCAAAATCAGGCATTCAAGATGTTACAGGAATAGATCCAGCGCTTTTATTACTAGCCAAACAATATGCTGATTTAACAGAAAAAGCTTTAGAAAAACAAGCAGGCGGCATGCAAGATATTAGGGAAGAATTAAGACCTGAATTTCAACAAGCACCAATATATGGTGGGGGTGGTTTTGATGTAGGTGCCGCTAATTTACCAACTTTCGCTGAAGGTGGTGAAGTTTTAGATATGCGTGATGGTGGTGAATCAGTAGGACCAGGTACTGGTACCTCTGATGATATACCAGCGATGTTATCCGACGGTGAGTTTGTTATGACCGCCAAAGCCAATATGGGCGCAGGTGCCGTTAAGATCAATAAAAAGAAAGGTGGTATTATGGAAATAGTGCCGTCATTAGAACCAGACAGACAAAGAGGTGCAGACAACATGATGAAGTTAATGAGATATTTTGAGGACGTAGCATAATGGCAGATCCAATTAAACCAGTATTGCAAGGACAAGATATAACAGAGCTTTTAGGAGATCCGTTACTTCGGTCTTTATACTTTGGTACTGAAAGTACTCCAGGCTTTTACAATCAATTGCAAACAGTTGCAGCTAAAGCTCTACAACAAGGCGTACCTTTACAAAGAACTGCTGGATTATCACCACTTGAAAGTGCTGCCATTCAACGAGCTTACGGCGGTATTGGTGGCTATCAACCATATTTAAGAGCTCAAGAAGAAGCTTTGATGGAAGGTATTGCTGCTGAAAGACGTGGTGGTGAGCTTATGCAACCATACTTTGCCCAAGCAGAACAACAATACGGCCAAGGGCTAGGCGGTTTAATGCAGTCATTTGGTCAAATGGGGCCGTCTGCTCGTGAATTTCAAAGAGCATCATTAGTCGGTTTTGATCCACGATCTGCTCGTGGTTTTTACGATCCTTTTGAACAGCAAGTAGTACAAAAAACTATATCAGATGTTTTACAGGCAGGTGAAATGCAAGACATTCAAGCACGTGCCAGAGACATACAGTCAGGTGGTGAATCTGCTTTTGGTTCACGTGCCAGACTATCAGCTGCTGAAAGAAGAAGAGCTTTAGGTCAAGGTCTTGGTGAAGCCTTAGCAGGTATTAGATCAGGCGGTTATCGTGAAGCTTTAGGTAGAGCTCAAGAAGAATCACAATTCCAAAGAGGTGCTTTAGGCCGAGCTGCAGGATTTGAAGCAGAACTAGGTGGTCAAGAGTTAGCTGCTCGACGTGGATATGCTGGTGATATATTAGGACTAGGTGGTCAAAGATCTGAACTAGCTCGTGGTATTGGTCGTGGTATTGCAGGATATGGTGGACAACTAGGACAGCTAGGCGGTCAATATCAACAAATGGGTCAAAGAGAAAGAGCCGAGCTTATGGAGCTTGGTGGTGTCCCAAGACAATTATTAGAAACACAATACGGTAGAGAATATCAGCAACAAATGAGACAAATGGATAGACCGCTTGGTATATTAGGTGAAGTAGCTGGTATGCTCCCTGGTTACAAAGGTACTGAAACAAGAATAGGTAGCGCTTATGGTTTACCTATTGATCCAGCTGCAGGAGGATTAGGAGCTGGTTTAAATTTATACGCTGGAATGTTTAATCCAGGCGTTTACGGTCAACAAGATAAATAAGAAACATGAGTGTACTAAATCGTCCGATGTTCCAAGAGGGTGGGGCTGTAGGCTCAGGCCCAAGAATTCTTTTCAGAAAGCCTGATATAAAAGGATATAGAGATCCAAAAACTGTTGGTTATTTCACTTTAGAATTTGAAAATGGAAAATATTACGACAGGTACAGAGATGCTGATAATAATCTTGTTTCAATGGGGAAAGAGGTAGATACTGCACTTTCTCCTACACGCGATCCAAAAGAAGCATACCTAAAAACAAAACAAAACCAAGGTATTAGTTTTGGCTTAAGTGTAGCTCCAATTGGGTTCGGTACAGGTTTAGGTTTGAAAGGAGTTGGTTTTGTAGGGGCTAAAACTTTACCGTACTTAGCTAAGGGCTTCTCACCTGTTATGCCCGCATTACAGCAAACAGGAAAGGCCGTAAAAGGAACAAAAGGATTCCAGCCAAGGGATCCATATGATCCTCTAGATTATACTCTGAAGTTTAATCCTACTGGAGCAACTATTTCTGGTTTATCTGTAGGCGGAACTCAAGTGCCAAAATTATATGCACAACCTGTTCCTTTAGACACTACAGATCCAGACTTTATTCAAGCACAATATTCTATTATTCAAGATCCTGAAGCCAGCCAAGAAGAAAAAAATATTGCTAGAGACTTAATAAATCAAGCTATTGCTCCTGACATACAGGGCGATCTTGATGCTTTAGCGGCTCAAGAAACGCAACAACCTGAAGAAATTGTTGCAGAAGTTGCTGATGAAATGAAAGACGATGTTAAAGCTGAAACCCCTGAATTGTCTGTTGAAGAAAAAGGCCAAACAGATATTGATAAAGAGGTAGATAAGCGTGTTAGATCTGATGCTAAATTATTAGATTTTTCAAGCGAAAGATTTATTTCAGCTATCAGAAATATAGGTACAAGCTTGGTTGCTGAAGGGCGTATGGGCTCTGGACTAGCAAAAGGTGCTACAGCCTTTGCTGAAGAACAAGCAGCGAAAGATTTAATGCGCGAACAAGCAGAATTAGAAAAACAGGCTAAGATGGAAGAGTTATTACTTGAGGCTAGCTTAAAAGAAACGGGCGGTATAAAAACTTCGGATGCAAAAACAAATGCTGAGTTTAATGCAAAAATAAACGAAGGTATTGGTAATTTTGAAAAAACTGAAAGAGATTTGTCTAGACTTCAATATGCTATTTCAAAAGTTGATGAAGGGGCTGATGGTTTTCGTGGGTTATTTGGTAAGGGTCTAGACATGTTAAATGCTTTTACTAGTGCAAATTACAACAAAAAATTTACAGAGCTTGAGCCAAGGACACAAGCAGATGCAATTATTGATGCTCTAAAACAACAAAATATTCGTGATATTTTAGGTGAATCGGGCAGAACAATATCAAACTTAGATAGAGAAATAGTAGCTGAAATTTTTGGTTCAATTAAAACTACAACACCTGCATCTGCTATAAAAGCAAAACTTAGAGAAATAGAAAGAAGATTTAGAAGCTCTCTCAAGGCTGAAAGAAATAATCTGTTTGCTGCTAGCGATTACTTCGCACAAACTGGAATGCCAAGTAGCACATTTTTAGCCAACCAAAGCTTAATTAGCAAAATATTAGCGATCAGTAATTTTGATAATTACAGGCCAACTGCTTATAACCCAGACTCTGAAATGTATAAAAGTGATGAAAAAACATATGCTTTGAGGGATTAACATATGGCTTCCTTTAGAATTGAAATAGCTCCAGGTCAAATTGTAAACGTTGAGGCAGAAAATTTAGAACAAGCTAGAGCTAAAGTTGAACAAGATATTAAACAAGTTAACGCATTTAATGCTGCTAGGATAGCAGCTGTTCCATATTTAGATAATATTTTATTTGATTATGAAAGGGGTGTTCAAGATTCAAAATTAAGAAGACAGTTAGCGCGTGCAGAAACTCCTAAAGAACGCTTTATCGTAGCAGAAAACAATTTAGGCAGAGGTGGTTTTACTGTAAATAGTAAAGGACAAATAGCTGCTACTGCGCAGGGTTTACAAAGATTAGGTATGGAGCCTGAATATATAGAAACAGGAGATGGTTCCCTTATTGCGAAGAATGTTATAGTAGATGAAAATAGTCCTTTTACTACAGGTGATTTAGCAGATTTTGCAGGTATAACAGGACCGCTTTTGGGTGCTATTGCTGCACTTACTCCACAAACTAGAGCTTTGAGTGCTATAAAAAAAGCCACTAGTTTTTTTAATGGTGGTCCAAGCCTTAACAGAATAATTGCTTCTGGTTTAGGTACAGCAGCGGGAAAGGGGGCTGAG